CTGTTGCACGAACTGGACGAATGCGAATTTGACGCTGAAGGCGTGCACACCGTGACACTTAGCTGGCTAAAAAAGGTAGGGGGCTGATCATGATTTACGAAAATTCCCGTTCGCTTGACATGAATGATGTAGCCGTATTGTTTTCCGCCATGGTGCAGGTTAACCAATCGCCGCTCGCCGATAGTTCAGACCGTTCGCTGGTGAGCATTGGCTACGGTGAAGGGCTGGCCCGTTGCAAGAAGGCCGCGCAACTTGTGGCAAGGCACCATAGCGACGAAGGCGACGATTGGGATGGCGTCTGGTGGTTTGAGATCTTCGAAAGCCCCCGTGAAGGTTGCCTAGCTCATAAACTTTTCATGCTGGATTTAACCGAGGAGGACGACGGCGCCAAATGGGGCGCGGCTATCCGTGAAATCGTTCTTTCGTGGCTGGCACTGCATCAAGGGGATGAATAATGAGTAACTCTAAATTCGTGAACATGGGCGCCAGCAATGCGGCTAAGTCCCCTGATGAACCCCTAGGCTGTTTCCAAGTGTTCGCTGAGCGCAAATACATGGCCGACGTTCGCGGCTACCTGAATTTCCGTGGCGCCTTCGACAGTCTGGCGGCGGCCAAGGCCCACGCCGAATTGCTGGCGGCCAATACCGACTATTACACGGGTTACGAATGGGTGCAGGTGGCGGACGTGTTCCACGGTCAAGTCTGGGACTTTGACGACGGCGTATGGTCGGTTAACGGGTGGGACTTGTGATGGTCGGCGAAACTGTATTTTTGTGGCTTGTGTTGTGCCTAGACGGTGCGGCGTGCAAGTCGGCGCAGGTCTATCAGATGGATTCCTTCACGGGCCCGGCGGCTATGTCGGATTGTCAGAAGGGGTTCCACCAGGTGAACACCAGGTTTATAAAATCGGCGCCGCCTGGTAGCCGCCTGGGGTGCAAGACAGTGTCAGCTTTCAACCGGGAAGGGCTCGAATCATGAGCGCGAAACTTAATCCTGTAGTGCAGGTAGTCGCCGGGCTGGTGGTCGTGTTGGGCGGGATAACGGCGGCCGGTTATGCGGTGTCGCGGGGCGAAACATTCTTAGCGTTTCTGGCGGTTGCCGCAATGCTCGGGGCGCTGGTGCCGCTCTACCCGCCCGAGGATCCACCGGACGGCATGATTCGATAGGGTTTGACACCTTCCACGGGTTTATCTATTATCCGCCTACACACACACGGTTAGGCGGATTTACTCATGAATAATATCGGCGCTTTTGTACTTGCTCTCTTCTTTGGCGGCGTGGTCATGCCGACGTTGATGCTTATGGTCGTGGCCGACATCGACGGCGCGGGCAAGGCCCATGCCGCCAAGGTGCAACAGGCCGAAAAGCAAGGCGCGCGCCTGATCAATGGCAAGATCAGCGTGGCCCTGTGGAAGTCCGGCGAACTCTAACCCCACCGAGGATTTACGGTCATGCGTACCTATCAAGAATCGGCAGTCCCTAACAGCGAATTGCGCGCCGACATGGCGGCAGATTTGCGCTTTCTGGCGGTCGGCGTTGTGCTGGTCGTGGCGTTGGTTGGCGGCGTTGCGGGTCTCGCCTTGGCGGTGTTCGGATGACCATCACCCGAACCAGCTTGACCAACCCGAACTACCTTGAGCGCATCAAGGCCGCCGTGGTGCGCGCCGTTCGCAAGGCGAACCGACCAGCACAGCCTAGGGGCATTGCTCAGGAACCGGTCTACAACCGACGGACCAAACCGTCTCTGATGGTCGTGGCTCGAAAGGGTGGCGGGTTCGAAGTGTTCGATGATGAGGACCGCGACGTAACAGACATCGTCAAGGCGGCACTGCGCGACTACCACGCCGCCAAGGGGGCCGACCATGGCCAATGACCTGACGTACTGTCGCGCTGTGCTGGATATCCATGTCGCTGACGTGGTGGCCAAGTTGCTGGCGGTCAAGGTGGCCTTCTCCTATGTGCCTTTGCCGTCGTGGTGCGAAGTAGTGGTAGACGCCAAACATGCGGCCACATTGGCGGCGTGCATCGATCAGATAACCCAACGCCGCATTGATTCGGCCACGTCACCCTAGGGCCGCCAACCCGCTGCACCGATAACCCGCCTTGAGCGGGTTTTTTATTGCCCGTGATTTGGCCAGTCTCAGGCGGCCCTTCTGATAGGCCCGCGCTGGGCCGCTGTGGTGGCGCCGTGGGGCGTTCGACCTGGGGGAGTACCTAGGTAGCGCTTTCATGGGACGCGGCTAGGAAGTGGCTCAGGGGCCGTTTAAACCGTATATGCATTGCGTATATTCGCGTTATTGCGAAGGCTAGGCCGTGGGCGTCGTTTGGCGGTTGTGTGGTGGGCGGTCTGGCTAGGGGGTGGCCCATGGTGGGGCGTTGGGGGAGTGGCCGCTATGTGGTGGGCGCGACACCGTGCGGCATGGGTGAAGCGGCGGCCTGATGGGCTGGCGCTGTTGTGGGGATGCGGCCTGACGTGTGTTGTGGGGATGCGGCCTGACGTGTGTTGTGGGGTGTTCATTTAGCGGTTTTATAACGTGTGTCTGTAAGCGTCTATAGCAGCGTATAGAAGGCGGTGTCGCCTGGTGTTGTTTTGTGTGTTCGTTAATGCGTTCTAAGCGTGGTGCGCGTTGTGGTGCGTCTGAGAGGCATGGTTTGAGGGTAGGTCGGTTCGGATCCCTCCCCCTTTTTCTGGCGGCCACGCGGGGGCGCTGAGCCCCGGCCTCACAGTTTGCTTCGACGCGCTCATGCCACCTTTCCCCGCGTTCAAAGCGCGGTTCGGCAGCGCGTTCGTTATTCGGTGCAAACCGATTTTTGTTCCAGGGTCAGCCCAAGCCACCTTTCTCGATTTTTCTGCGATTCGACCTGGTTGGCGGGGCCGAGAAATCCATTGTGGAAATGCCAGGGGCCGAAGGGGCCGAGTTTTTCCCTATTCTCAGCAAACCCTCTTATTTATTATTAGTCACTTTGCCTTTTGACCGTTTAATACGGCCCCTTCGGCCCCTACTGTTATTCTCTATTCTTTATTTCTTATGTAATACCTAATGATTTCAAAGAGATAAAGAAGAAAGAGAGAAGGAAAGACGGGAAGCGTCCGCTTTTGTGCCGGTGGTCATCACTGGCCGAAAATCGAAATTTTTCGTCGAAATTCTGGCGAGGGGCCGAATAACTTTTTTTCGAAATGCGAAAACTCTGTTTTATTCGGCCCCTTCGGCCCCGGGCAATAAAAAACCCGCCGAAGCGGGTCTCGTGTATCGGGTGGTCTAAAAGTCCTCTTCCTCATCGGAATTGATGTTTCGTTCGGCTAGCCATTTGCGCACTTTTGTCGGGTCAACCGCCATGCCGCCATCGAACATTGAGCGAAATTTGTCGGGGTTTCGGCTGTAAAAACGCTGACGAACACCCTCGATTTTTATCCGACCCAACGAGAAAAAACCCAAAATTTCGAGCGTTCTTTCGAGCGCTTTCGTCTTCGGAATTTCGATGTCATGGGTCATTTCCAGACCCTGCAGCAGCGTGATGTTTAGCAGATCATCGCTGATATCGGGGAACTCTTCGCTCTCGATGATCTCCATAATGCCGCGTGCATCGGTGGGCATTGCCGCATTTACCATGTGAAAAAACGCCTCGGTTTGCGGTGCGTCACCCTTTGGGTTGAAGTCCTCGGCCATCTCGTGCTGCAACAGCCAGTGCCGAATCGCTGGTGCCGAATCGTCCAGGGCGGCGTACAGATCAACGTAGTAGTCCGGGTTTTCCGTCTTGAACTCACGCAGTTGATCGCTGTTTTGCCACTGGCTGAATAGCACCAGAAAGCGCCGTTCGTTCTGGCTGAGCGGCATCGCGTCCCGGTAGTTGGTGAACAGCAGGTAGTTGGTGGTGTTCTCCACGTTGTACGGGTCGCGGCCCTTCGGGTGGATCTCGATAACCGGGTTCGTGATGAAAGGCTTCACGCGGTTCAACACGTCGTAGCGGTTGTGGCCGATCAGGCGGATCTCTTCGATGGCCATCACGCACTGGCCCTGCGCCCAGCCGGTGAACGCGCCCTCGAGGATGTGGGCGTTGCCCATCCGCACGTTCGGCAGGCCCATGGTTGCCGCCAGCAGAAACGCGAAGAACGACTTGCCGTCACCCTGCACACCCTGGATCAGCGGCGCATAGTTGATCCGCTTGCCTGGGTTCTGCACCACGTAGGCCAGCCAGTCGAGCAACATCCGGCGCTCTTTCGGATCGGCCAGCAGGTGGCGGATGTGCTGCTTCACGCGCTTGATGTTGGCCAGGTCCATCGGCCGGATCGCCTTCGGCTTCGGTGGCACCTGGTTCTCGGGGTAGGTGTTCACCAGCGTGGCTTCGTTATAGATGAAGATCGAGTCGCGGCCTGGCGCGTACATCCGGCCGTTCACCGTCGGGATCTTGTAGACGTTCAACGCCAGGTTGGCCGCTGACGACTGCGCCGGCTTGCCCTCGAGGATGTCTTTCTTCGTCATCGAGTGCCGATCGTTGATCGCGTTGAAGCCCTGCACAGTCACCGCGTACTTCGCGATGGTGTGATAGAAGCGGTCGTCGTTCGAGTCATACACCCAGTCACGGCACCACCGCGGCGTGTCCTTCGTGTTGATCTCGAAGGCGATCGTTTTCTTGACCTCGGCCAGCGGCACCTTCGCCCCGCTCAACACCTGCAGTCGATCCCGCGCCACTTCGGCGAGGCCGGCCCGCGTCAGGTGGTCGATCTCTGCAGACCGGGCCTCTTTCGCAGCTTCGTTCCACTCGGTGCGGTCTTTCGCCTGGGCGAACTTGTCGCGCAGATCCGATGCCGTCTCGAGCGCCTTCGTTTCGGCAGCCTCTTTGGCCAGCTTGAGGATCAGACGCGCAGTGACCGGCGCCCGTTGCTTGTCCTCGATGTCGAAGGTCTTCCACTTGCGGTCGAGCGCTTCGCGATCGTAGTTGTTGGCCGACTCAGACCACTCGTGCCACATCTCCCGGCCGATGTCCTCACCGTCGTACTGGTGGAACAGGCACATGCCGATCTGGAACCAGACGTCGTAATCGTCGTTGCCCGGGACCATCATCAGCCGGCGCTGCAGGTCAGGCTGTGACATGTCGATCGGGTGGGCGTCGGCAGCGAACGGGTCATTGCGATCGACCTGGCCCGCCGCGGCTTGACGACGGAGGATCGAACCCTGCGCTTCCTTCCAGCCACGCGCCTGGGCACCCTCCTCGAACATCTCGATGAGTTCCTGCGCCTTGTCCTTGTCGAACTTCGGCAGATCCGACGCCTCGACGGTGGCCGGCTGCTCGGCAGTGATCCACTTGTACGGCTTGTTCGTGTCTTTGTGGATGTGGTACGCCACGAATTGCTGGCCGTCACCGAGGATCTCGATGCGGCAGCGATCACCCCACTCATCTATATAGGTGCGTGAGGTGATCTTCGGAAACGGCGTCGAGGTGCGATAGAGCATCAGGCGCTTCGGCGCGTTGCCCACACGGACAGGCGACGGCCCCCACAATTCGATGGCCTTGTTCTGCAGCTCGAGCGCGAAGTCCTCATCCGGAACGTCGATGTCTACGGCCGGCAGGTTCTTCGTCAGAATGCCGATCCCCTGGTTGCCGCGCCCCTCTTCCAGCCAACGGCCGAGCAACTTCGGCGTGGCGGTGGTCTTCTGCCAATCCTCGTCAACCGGCCCCTTCTTTCCGGCTTCGATAGGAATGATGTTGTAGCCATTTGCAATGAGCTTCTCGCCATACCGTTCGAGAAAACCCCCCAATTTATTCCCCGCAAGTTCGCTCATATGGGCCTCAAAGAAATTTGAACATGTCTCGGCTGAAAACGTCGTGGCCGACTAGAGCCTCGACCGCCAAGCTGACCTTTTTTGGCAATTGCCCCCGGTTGATGCAATTCCGTATGTGTTCCCCCGAGAAACCAGCCTCACGGCTGAGCTGTACCAGCGATGCTTGGGGGTTGTTGTGCAGCGCCGCTAGCGTGAGTCGAAAGCGTAGCTCGGCTTTAACCCGAGTCTCTTGGCTGAGTGATGGATCTGTGACCCAGGGTGGAAGGTTCATTTTGCTGCCTATGTTGTGTGCCTGTCTAAGCACGCGAGCATACGCGAGAATTTGATTCGATGAAACCGAAAAAAAGTGTTGACCGAACGTTTTCGATGCGTTTTAATTCACCCCGTCGCCGAGATGCAGAACGCACTCGGGACTTACTTAGAATTGACCCTGGAGTTTTAAATGGATCTCAACGATTTCGGCAGCAAACTGATCGGCCAACTGTCCCGCATCGCCAACTCGATGGAAGTGCTGGAAAACGTAGCGAAGGGTGGCAAAGGCGACGTCGTTGCTTCGACCACCGGCAAAACCGAAACCGGCGAAACCGCTGCTGCAAAGAAAAAGCGTGAAGCCGAAGAAGCCAAGGCTGCCAAGGCTGCCGCCGACGCTGCCAACGCCCCGAAAGCTGACCGTCCAGCCGTGAACAAAGCCCTGGTTTCGCTGAAGGACACCGTCAGCAAGGAAGCGGCGCAAGCTGTTTACCAGAAGTACGGCTACACCGCCATGTCGAAGATCGAAGAGAAAGACTTCGACGCGATTCTGGCTGACGCTGAAGCGGCACTTGCTGCTGCTCAGAACGGCGCCAACGATGACGGCGACGACGACCTGTAATCGGGGGCCGTCATGGCGGATCACGGCATCGACTTAGACGCCGTGAGGGCCAAGCTCAAGGGGCATAGCATTTATGCGCCTTCGGCTTCGGCGATGTGGCTTCACTGTTCCGGCTCCTTGATCGCCAACCTTCTTGCCGAAGATGACGCGGGCGAGGATGCGGCTTACGGGACAGTTGCTCACGGTGTTGGCGAGCTGTGGCTCAAGACCGACGTTCGACCGGACCATTTGATTGGTACGGTCGAGCAGGTGGACGAAGGCCACGCGGTGTTCGATATAACCATCGACGCCATCATGCTCAATTACCTCGAGCAGTATTACAACTGGTGCAGATTCTTGCCCGGCGATCACTATGTGGAAAAGCGGGTGGACTTCTCGCGGCTGACGCCGCTTGAGGGCCAGGGTGGCACCGCTGACCACATTGCTTGCCAGCCAGGCGTGCTGATCATCACCGATTTGAAGATGGGCAAGGGCGTGCAGGTCTTTGCGGAAAAGAACACTCAGGGTTTGCTGTATGCCCTGGGCGCGTACTTCCGCTGGAACCACATGTACAACTTCGAGCGCATCATCATCCGGATATGCCAACCCCGGCTCGGTCACTTTGACGAGTGGGAAGTCAGCACGAAAGAGTTGCTCGAGTTCGCAGACTACGTCATTGAACGGGCGATCTTGGCCTGGGATCCTGACGCGGTACGCACGGCCGGCATTAAGCAATGTCAGTGGTGCAAAGTGAGAGCGTCCTGCACTGAGCGGGCTCGCTGGATCTACGAAGTGTTGGACGGGTGCTTTGATGACCTGGCCGAACCGATAGACATGGGGCGGTTTATGGCGATGCTCGAAAACGATGAACTGAAAGTACAGCTTGTTCCGGCGCGTGAGCTCTCAATGGCGCAGAAGATCAAGATCATCGGCTATCGCAAGTCGATTGAAAACTGGCTGAAGGACATCGAGGACGACATCGAGCGCCACATGATGGCCGGCGAGGAAGTGAAAGGCCGCAAGCTGGTGGCCGGCAAAAGCAAGCGGGTGTTCCTCGAGAAGAACCCGCACAAGCTGGCCGAAACGCTCGAAATGCTGTCCGGTGTCCCGGCCATTGAGTTCCTTGAGACCTCGGTGTTCGGTATCACCAGAATCGAAGAGGTGCTGCAGACAAAGGGTGGCTATCGCCCGAAGGATCTGCCCGCCTTGTTCGAAGGGTTCGTACTGAAGATGCCAGGTAAGCCAGTGATGGCCCCTGACTACGACAAGCGACCCGCCGTCACGGTTGACGACGGAGACTGCTTTGATGCGGTTGACGATGGCGACGGCACGTTCGAGGTGGTAAGCCTCGACGACGACCTGTAAAACCATAAATCCCTAAATCCGTAACTCGTGAATCGTCAAAAGGTAAATCGAAAAATGGCTCGTACCATCGTTAAGCAAGTCCCTAACGCAATTCTGTATGACGACGGCTGCATCCGTGTTGACGGCGTCGTCGCGTCCTATCCACACCTGGACAAACCGTGGAAAAAGAACGCGAACGACAAGGAGAAGTACAGCATCACCGGTCTGGCCCCGAAAGAGACCCACGGTGAAGCGAAGACCCTGTTGGTCGAAGTCATCAACTCGCTGCTGGCTGGCGCGAAGATGGGTAAGATCGGCGCCGAGCATAAGTTCGTGCGCAACGGCGACACCGAAGACGGTCCACTGAAACCTGAAACCGAGGGGATGTGGATCATCAAGGCGTCGGAAAACCCGGATCGTCCACCGAAGGTTCGCGATGAGCGCACCAAAGTGATGGCCCCGGACGAGATCCTGAAACGTATCTACCCGGGTTGCGTGATCAACATCCTGATCCGTCCGTGGGCGCAGAACAATGACTTCGGCAAGAAGATCAACGCCAACCTGATCGCGGTACAGTTCGTCAAAGACGGCACCCGCATCGGCGAAGCAGCGATCGACGACGACGACGCCTGGGAAGAGCTGGAAGTCCAAGGTGCTGGCGATCTGGCAAATCTTGACGATGACGAAGATCTGTAAAACCGCTTGACCCCGACCCGCAACACGTCCAGCTCCACGGCGTGTTGCGGGTAATGGCCCGCCTTATGGTGGGCATTTTTTTTGTGAGGAGCAAAACCAATGTGGCAACCGACTGGCCGACCCTTGGCCACGCTCGACATCGAGTGCTATCGCGATTATTTCCTGGTGATGTTTAGCCGGATCATCAAAGGTCAGAAGGTCAAGTACAAAGGCTTCGAAAAGTACTGGGACCAGCCGCTCGACAGTCGCAGCATCGTGACCGTTCTCAAGCAATTCACCATGGTGACGTTCAACGGCAACGGCTACGACATGTGCATGTTGATGTACGCGCTGACCGGCGTGAGCAACAAGCAACTCAAGGCTGCTTCCGACCACATCATCCAGGGCAACTTGCGCAACTGGCAGTTCGAGCAGCAGTACAACGTCGTCGTCCACCCCCTGGTCGATCACATCGATCTCATGGAAGTCGCCCCGGGACAAGCCAGCCTGAAGATCTACGGCGGCCGGCTGCACTCGAGGCTGATGCAAGACCTGCCCTATCACCATGACGACTTCATCTTCGCCGACGTCGAGCCGGGCTTCCCGCTCTCGAGCAGCGTTCGTCGCAAGAACACCTACGAGTATTGCGGCAACGACCACGCCACCACGCAAGACCTGTACCACGGCCTCGAGGAAAAGCTGCACATCCGCGAGGTCATGTCCCAGCAGTACGGCCTGGACCTGCGCTCGAAGTCTGATGCACAGATCGCTGAGGCGGTGATCAAGACCGAGATCGAACGCCGCACCGGCAAGCGCGTGTGGAAGCCCGACGACTCAACGCGCAACATGGCCTTCCACTACCAGGTGCCGGACTTCGTTTCGTTCCAGACCCCCGACATGCAGAAGGTGCTGCGCGTTGTGCGCGACACGCTGTTCGTGGTCGAGAACGGCAAGATCCCCATGCCGAAGTCGCTCGAGTCGCTGCAGATCACCATGGGCGACTCGCGCTATCAACTGGGCATCGGCGGCCTGCACTCAACCGAGTCGCAAGTCTCGCACCACGCCGACGACGACAACGATCTGGAAGAGGACGACGTGCGCAGCTACTACCCGTCGATCATCATCGAGCTGGGCCTGTTCCCGAAGCATCTCGGCCCGGTTTTCCTCGAGGTCTACGAACCGATCTACGACGAGCGCCAGGTGTCCAGCGGCACGAAGAAAGAGACGTTCAAAATTATTCTCAACGGGTCGTTCGGCAAGTTCGGCTCGGGTTACTCCATCCTGTTTGCCCCCGAGCTGATGATCCAGACCACCATCACGGGCCAACTGTGCTTGCTGATGCTGATCGAGGCGCTGGAAGAGGAAGGCATCCCGGTCGTGTCGGCCAACACCGACGGCGTGGTCACCCGCTGCCCGAAATACCTGCGCAAGACGAAGGATCGCATCCTCGCCGAGTGGCAAAAGAAGACGGGCTTCGTCATGGAGTCGGCGCCGTACAAGTCGATCTACTCCCGGGACGTCAACAACTACATCGCGATCAAGGCCGATGGCACCGCCAAGCGCAAAGGCGCCTACGCGAAGCCGGGCCTGTCCAAGAACCCGACCGTCAACATCTGCAACGAGGCGGCGGTGGCGTTCCTCACCAAAGGCACGCCGATCGAGGAGACCATCGAGTGGTGCCAGGACGTTCGGGAATTCGTGTCGATCAAGAAGGTGGACGGCGGCGGTGTGCAGGGCGGCGAATCGCTGGTCGATGACTGGGTGCGCCGTGATGAACGCCACTGGGTGCGTCAGGCGTGGATCGATGCGGGTGAGAGCGACATCTGGCTCGAGAACAAGAAGGTCAAGCTGGTGACGAAGCGGCCCCCGCCCGTGGCCGTGCAGGTCGATCCGAAGTATCTCGGCAAGGCGGTGCGGTTCTACTATTCGACCAATTCGCCGGGGCCGATCCGTCGCGCCAAGACCGGTGCCATCGTTGGCGACTCCACGGGCTCGCTGGCGCTGATGACGCTGCCTGAGCATCTCCCGCTGGATATCGACTATGACTGGTACATCGCCAAAACCAAACGCATTCTCCGCGAGGTAGCGTATGACCTACGACAGATTTAACCGTGTTGAGCAGGTCGCCGACGAGAGCGACATCGAGACGGCCGGCACCGCCTTCGCGGTCAAGCGTGGCTGGTTCGTCGTCAAGATCATGGCCTGCAGTATTGACTCGATGCCGGATCGCCTGCATCACCGCAAGGGCGTGACGCTCTACATCGAGTACAAGAAGCCCGGCGAACAGGCCCGACCGAAGCAAGAGAAACGCCATCGCGAATTGCGCGCGCAAGGCATCCCCGTGCACGTCGTGGACAACCTCGAGGACGCTTATGTCATCCTTAAATAGCGCCATCCCCGCGATGCCAAAGCTGCTGGGGATCGACGACTTGCACATGTACCAGGACGAGATCGTCGAGTTTGTCGTCGATCACCCGTTCTGCGCACTGTTCGTTGACCTCGGCCTGGGCAAGACGGTCAGCACCATGACCGCGATGCTGCAGCTCGCGTGCGACTTCACCGACATGGGCATCACGACGTGGCTGGTGATCGCGCCGTTGCGGGTGGCCAACACGACGTGGCCGACTGAGCTGGAAGAGTGGTCGCACACCCGGGCCATGTCGATCTCGCACATCCGCGACGAAGATCTGGTCGATGCGGTCAACGCGGCGGGTCAGGCTGCCCGGGAGCTGCTCAAGGCGTTCGGCGTGACTCACCCTGACGTCGTGCACCTGATCCGGCGCCACCGCGAGCTGGAACTGCGCCGTCGCGCGAAAACGAAGCTCAATCTGGTCGGCGCCGACATCACCCGCTACGGTCGCGCCCATATCGACGAGGCGATGCTCAAGCCGATCTCGACAGCCGAGCGCAAGGTCTACGTCAACGTGAAACGCGACCAGGCGGCAGCAGCGGCTGTACGAGCCCACAAGAAGCGCAACCCGGCGAGCATCTACGTCATCAACCGCGAGCAGGTAGAGTTCCTTGTGCGCGCCTGGGGGCGTGACTGGCCCTATGACGGCGTGGTGGTTGACGAGTCATCCGCGTTCAAGGACCACAAGACCAAACGCTGGGCGGCATTGCGCATGGTGCGTCCGTTCATGAAGCGCATGATCCAGCTCACCGCCACGCCGGCCGCCGAGACCTACGCGCACCTGTTCGGCCAGATCGGTCTGCTGGACATGGGCGAGCGCCTGGGCAAGACCTACACCGAGTTCCTCGGGCGGTACTTCATCCACAACAAATGGACCCGCAAGGACACGCTACGGCCGGGCGCCGAGAACGAGATCGCCGCGGCCATCGCTGACATCTGCCTGACGATGAAGGCCGAGGACTATCTGCCGATGGATGCCCCGGTCTTCGTCAACCGCTTCGTCGATATGCCGAAGTCGGCCGGCGAGCTGTACAGCGCCATGGAACGCGACGGCCTGGTCACGCTGCAGGGCCGAGAGATCGAGGCGCCCACCGCGGCGTCGATGTCGCAGAAGCTGCTGCAGATCGCCTCGGGCGTGCTTTACGAGACCTACTTCCTCGAGGACATCGACACCGAGGACATGGTCAAGGTCAAGCAGGTGCACGAGGTCCACGACCGCAAGATCCAAGACCTCAAGGAACTGGTCGAGGAAACCGGCGAGCGGATCCTGGTCGCGTACCACTTCAAATCGTCGCTCGACAAGCTGAAAAAGGCGTTCCCGAAAGCCGTGGTGATGGACAAGGACGGCAACGCGGTGAAGCCGTGGAACGCCGGGAAGATCCCGATCCTGCTGATGCACCCCCAGTCTGGCGCGCACGGTTTGAACCTGCAGAAAGGTGGTCGGTACATCTATTTCTTCGACATCCCGTGGTCGCTCGAGCTGTACCTGCAGTTCATCGGTCGTCTGCATCGCCAGGGTCAAAAGGATCTGGTCTACGTGCTTCACGCGGTGGCCCGGGGCACGCTCGACGAGTACGTGGTCGATTGCATGATGCGCAAGCAGGACGCTCAAGATGGCCTGTTTAGACTGCTCAAGAAGCTGCAGCGGAAATACAAAAAGGCGTTGACGGCTGAGGTTGAAGATCTATAGAGTGCGAAGCGTTGGCACGGAAGCCCGCTAGCGTTGACTCTCGGCGAAAACTCTCAATCACTTGATCGTTCTCTATGTAAACCGAGCAGCTCAACCCTAGCGGATTCAGTTCCGACACCATCAGCGGCTTCGCAGGCCCAAGACGGAAGGCCCGCATTATTTGACTCTCCAGGGGTTTGATAATGCGGGCTTTTTTACGTCCCGAGTTTGCCACTGCCCCGGCATGTCGATATGCTCATTGCGTATATCAACAGGGCGCCCCGGTGAACCAGCTACTACTCGACTTCGAACACCACACCCAGCTCGGCCCGACGTTCGCGTCTGAGCTGCTCGGCTTGGCGTATTCGACGTATGCGCAAGTTCGGAGCGGGGCCAGGCCCATGCAAACCTACACGCGCCGTCACCTGCAGGCACTCCACATGCTCAGCAGGCCCGACCTGGAAAAACTCATAAAGGAACATGTCCGTGGCCGCAATTAAGCACATCGACAGCAAGGTGATGGACGAGGAGACGAAGGGTCTTCTGTTCGAGGGCGCGAGCATCTCGCAGCTCGGCAAGCTGTTCGGCATGGACAACCGCACCGTGCAGTCGAAGATCACCGGCATCGAGCCTTGCGGGCGCCGTGCCGGCCACCCGATCTATGCTGTGAAGGATGCCGCGCCGTTCCTCGTTGAGACGCAACTCGACGTGGACGACATCGAGCAGGTCATCACCTACGTTCGCAAACTCAACCACACCAACTTGCCGAAGATGCTGACCAAAGAGTTTTGGGCGGCCATGACGGCGAAGCAGAAATTCGAGGAAAATGCCGGGGATCTGTGGCGCACCGACAAGGTGTCGGAGGTCTTCGCCGATCTGGTGAAGGCGATCCGCATCCCCCTGGTACTGGCCCACGACACCATCGCCAACGAGATGGAATTGAGCGATGGCCAGCGCCGAGCATTGACCCACATCATCGACGGACTACTCGAGGAACTATCAGATGCCGTTGCTAAGCAATTCGGCCCGGGAACGGCTGCTCAACTCGGGGAAAGTGAGCTTTAGCAGCCTCAATCAAATCGCCCTGGGCGTGGGCCAGATGTTCAACCCGCCCGAGCGCCTGACGGTGGCCGAGTGCGCCGCCAAGTACCGCAAGTTGAACAACCTTGGCTCGTACACCGGCCCGTGGCTCAACGAGAAGGTCGCGTACATGGTCGAGCCGATGGACACGCTCGATTCGCGGTTCTTTGACGCGGTGATTTTCGTAGGGCCGGCCCAGTCCGGAAAGACCGACGCCCTGATCCTCAACTGGACGCTGTACAGCGTGAAGTCCAGCCCGATGGACCTGACGATCTACAACCCGACGACCGCCGCTGCTCGCGACTTCTCGATGCGCCGGATCGACCGTCTGAGCCGCACCAGCAGCGTGATGAAAGACCTGCTGGTGAAACGCCGGGACGCCGACAACAAGTTCGACAAGCACTTCACCAACGGCATGATGTTGAGCCTGAGCTGGCCGTCGGTTACGGAGATGGCGGGCAAGCCGATTCCTCGCGTGGCGCTGACCGACTTCGACCGGATGGATGACGACATCGAGGGCGACGGCAACCCGTTCGACCTGGCGGCGAAACGCACCACCACGTTCGGCAGCTTTGCGATGGCCCTGGCCGAAAGCTCGCCGTCGAAGCCGGTACTCGATCCGCGCTACATCACGAAGGGTCACGAGGCGCCACCGGCCGAGGGCATTCTCGCGCTGTACAACCGCGGTGACCGGCGCCGCTGGTACTGGCCTTGCTTGCATTGCGGTCACTACTTCGAGGGTCGCTTCTCGATGCTGCGCTACGACACGTTCAACAAGGAGACGGGCGAGATCTTCGACCCGGTGAGCGCCTCGGAAACCGTGCGCCTCGAGTGCCCGAGCTGCAAGGCGATGATCCACCCGGATGAGCGCCACGAGATGCAGCAGTGGGGCATGTGGGTGAAGGACGGCGAGGCGGTGAACAAGAAGGGTCAGCGCTACGGTGTCGGCCGGCGCACGAAGACCGCGAGCTTCTGGCTCAACGGCATGGCCGCATCGTTCACGAACTGGGCGGGCCTGGTCCGGACCTTCATCACCGCCGAAGAGGAGTACGCCAGCACCAACAGCGAGGAGGCGCTGAAGAAATTCTACAACACCGACCTTGGCGAGCCGTACCTGCCGAAAGCCATCGGTGAAGACCGCCTTCCCGAGCATCTGGCCGCGCGCGCTGAAATGCTCGAGGAGAAACAGGTTCCGCTCGGCACCAGGTTCCTCGTGGCCAACATCGACGTCCAGAAGAACATGTTCGTCGTGCAGGTTCACGGCATCGCGCCGGGCCGCCCGTTCGATATGGTGCTGATCGATCGCTTCCAGATCCGCCTGTCCAAACGCCTGCACCCGGATAGCGGCGAAACATTGTGGGTCAAGCCGGCCACCTACCTCGAGGACTGGGATCTACTGCTCGAGGAAGTGATGGAACGCACTTATGAACTGGGCGACGGCAGCAAACGCCGCATGGCCATCAAAATGACGACCTGTGACTCGGGCGGCTACTCGAAGGAAAAAGGCCAGTCGGTGACGGCCATGGCCTACGACTTCTACCGCAAGGTGCGCAAGCTCGGCATCCAGGGTCGCTTCCAGCTCGTCAAGGGCGACAGCAAACCGGGCGTACCGCGAGCCCGCATCACGCACCCGGATGCCCAGCAGCGCGACAAGAACGCCACGGCTCGAGGCGACGTGCCCGTATTGATGCTGAATTCCAACACCCTAAAGGATATGCTGCACGCACGTTTGGATTCGCTGGAACCGGGCAAGGGCATGTACCGCATCCCGAACTGGCTGCCAGACTGGTGGTATCAGGAGATGTGCGCCGAGACCCGAACGCCGAAAGGCTGGGAAAAACGGCAGCACGCCAACAACGAAGCGTGGGACTTGTCTTATTATTGCATCGGGGTTTGCGTGTCGCCGCTCTTGCTGGTCGAGAAAATGGACTGGGCCAACGCACCGAAATGGGCAACGGAATGGGATCAAAACATTCTCGTCAGCCAGCCGAACCAGCCGAAGCGGTTTGCTCAACCGACGAAGGCTAAACACGATTTTTCCAAACTTGCCGAGGCTATGGGATGAACTGCAGCGGATATACCACCGAGATGCTCGCCGAACTACGGGGCGATTACAAAGACCTGATCTCAGGCAACAAGGCCCGGGTCATCGTTGACCAGAACGGCGAGCGCGTCGAGTTCACCGCGGCGAACGCCCAGCGGCTCTACGCATTGATTCAGGAGGTGGCCGCGTGCCTATCGCCTGGTACCGCACCGCGTGCTAACCGGCCAATGGGGTTCTATTTCTAATGACGCGCACAGCCAAGAAATCGAAAGGCGACGTCACTGTCGCAGACGCCACCCCGGCCAGCCAGCAGGCGCTCGGCGGCGGCCTGGAAGGCGCCAGTCGGATCGACCGCGAGGTTGCATTGTGGAACCCGTCCTTCTCTTCGCCTGACCAGATCATCAACCCGGGCAAGGCTCTGGCGGATGCTCGCGGCCGGGACATCGTGCAGAACGACGGCTACGCGACGGGGGCCGTGGCGCTGCACCGTGACAACATCGTGGGCTCGCAGTACCGCCTCAACGCCAAGCCGAACGTCGTCGCGCTGGGCGTCACCGAGGAGTGGGCCGAAGAGTTCCAGGTCAACGTCGAGTCGCGCTTCAACACGATGGCCGACTCGCAAGATTGCTGGTTCGACGCCTCACGGAAAAACACCCTGACCGGCCTGGTCCGGCTCGCGGTCGGCGGCTTCCTGATGTCGGGCGAAGTGCTGGCCACGGCCGAGTGGATCAAGGAGTACCGGCGCCCCTTCAGCACCGCGATTCAGATGATCTCGCCGACCCGCCTGAGCAACCCGGACGACATGCCGGACGATCAGCGCCTTCGCCGTGGCATGGCCCTCGACTTCCGTGGTCGCTGCACCTCGTACTGGATCCGCAACGGCTACTCGGATGACCCTTATGGGCTGACCTACCGCTGGACGAACGTCCCGGCCGAAAAGCCGTGGGGCCGCAAGCTGGTGTGCCACATCGTCGAGCAGTTGATGCCCGAGCAGAGTCGCGGCATCGCCGACATGGTCGCCGTCCTCAAGCAAATGAAGATGACGAAAAAGTTCCAAGAGATCACGCTGCAGCAGGCCGTCGTCGCCGCGACCTACGCCGCCGCAATCGAATCGGAACTGCCACCGGGCCAGGTCTTCGAGCAGATGGGCGGGGGTGGTGTGGACCCGAACGCGCTGGGTGAGTACATCGGCAACTACATGTCGATGATGGGTGAGTACCTGGCCGCCTCGAAGAACATCGCCATCGACGGCGTGAAGATGCCGCACCTGTTCCCGGGCACGAAGCTCAACATCAAGTCGCTGGGTGCACCAGGTGGCGTTGGCGACGGCTTCGAGCGCTCGCTGTTGCGTCACACGGCTTCGGCGCTGGGCCTGTCCTACGAACAGTTCTCCCGGGACTACAGCAACACGAACTACAGCTCGGCCCGCGCCTCGATGGGCGAGACCTGGAAGTTCATGGCCTCGCGCAAAAAGATGGTGGCCGACCGGGTGGCATCGTTCATCTATCAACTGTGGCTCGAGGAAGAGTGGAACGCCGGCCGCATCCCGATGCCCGAGGGCAAAACGAAGGCATGGTTCTACGAGCCTGGCGTCAAGGACGCACTGTCGGCAGCAACGTGGATCGGTGCCAGCCGTGGCCAGATCGACGAGCTGAAAGAGACTCAAGCTGCTATTCTGCGCATCAATTCGGGCCTGTCCACCTACGAGAAAGAGATCGCGCGTCTTGGCGAGGACTTCCGCGAAGTGTTCGAGCAGCGTGCCCGCGAGATGAAAATGGCGGGCCGCCTCGGTCTCGATTTCACGATGCAGGCTGAGAAGACAACGAGCGGGGCCAGCACTCAGGGTACGCTCAAGGAAAACGGCGGTCGCGACAACGCCGATAACCCCGACGAGGAATTGTAATGCCGACACCACTGGCTCTCGCCCGACAGATCGCCCACCGTACCAACCTCAACCCGGTGATGATCGCGCCGCAAGCCGACTTCGCCGCGGATCTTATCCAGCTCTCGCAGACCAACACGGCCGACGAGAATGCGCGCGTCATCGAGAGCCGTGCCGATCTGGTCGCCATGTACGGGATCGACGGCTACGCCGAGAAGCCGTTCGCCTTCGCCAACGGCATCGCGGTCATCCCGGTTCACGGCAGCCTGATCAACCGCTTCACTCGTAGCTGGGGATTCGTCACCGGCTACAACTTCATTCAAAACCAGCTCCGCGCGGCCCTCGATGACGACGACGTGAAGGGCATCATCTTCGACTGCAACAGCCCGGGTGGCGAGGTCAACGGCCTGTTCGAAACAGCCGATGAGATCTACCTGTCACGCGGGCAGAAGCCGATGATCGCGATGATCGACACGGCCTCGTACTCGGCGTGCTACGCCATCGCCAGCTCGTGCGATCGCATGATCCTCACACCGAGCGGCGGGGTCGGTTCCATCGGCGCCATGTGTATGCACGTCAGCTACGAGTCGATGCTCGAAGAGGCCGGCATCAAGGTCACGCCGATCTACTCGGGCACGCACAAGGTCGATGGCACCCCGTACAAGGATTTGCCCGAGTCGGTACGTGCCGAGATCCAAGTGGCGGTGGACGCTTCTCGCGCCACGTTCGTTTCGCTCGTTGCGCGTAACCGGGGGATGGAAGAAAAGGTTATATTTGACACCGAGGCGGCCTGCTACCGGGCAACCGAGGCGCTGGCCATGGGTCTTGTTGATGATGTAATGACCCCGTCGCAAGCTGCAATCCGTTTACTTAACGAGCTGAATGGCTCACCCGAAACTGAGGATGACGACATGACTCCAGAACAAATCGCTGCTGCCGCTCAGGCCGCTACTCTCGCTGCCGCTGCGCCTGCTGCCGCTGCGCCTGCTGCCGCTGCGCCTGCTGCCCCGGCTGTAGCTGCCGCCGCTGCAACCGATGCTGCTGCGCTGCAACAAGCCGAACGCACTCGCTGCCAGGGCATCATGAATTGCGAGCAGGCCAAGGGCAAAGAAACCCTGGCCAACCACATCGCGTTCAACACCAACATGTCGATCGAAGAGGCTCAACAAATGTTGGCCGCTGCGCCGGCTGCGACGGTTGCCGCTGCACCTGCTGTTGCCGCACCTGCTGCATCTGCCGATGACCCGTTCCGTGAAGCCATGAACAACGGTCAGCAGCCTAACGTCGGTGCTGATGGTCAGCCGGTCAAAGCTGATGCTGATGCCGCCAACGACCTGCTCGGTGCCTTCGCCTTGGCGACTGGCGTAAAGCTGGGTTAATCATTAAGCTGCACACCTGACAGCAGCTATCTTCCTCGAGGGAAATACAACATGAACGACATCGCAGGCGGCCGTACCGTCCTCGGCACCTTCACCCCGGTTCAACTGTTCGCTGGTGAAGCTCCAATCATCACCAACGACTACGAGCTGACTACCAACGTCACCAAATATCAGGTCTGCCGGCTTGATGCTGCAGGCAAGCAAGTCGCGGTTGATGCCGTCGGCGCTGTCGGCTTCGTGATCGCCAGCCAAGCCGGTGTCATCGGTGACCGCATCGCGTTCTACGAGGGTGGTTTCTTCAACCACGAAGCGTTGACCGGCTGGCCGGCTGCTGCCGATACCTTCGAAGAACGTCGTGCCCTGGTCGGCCCGAACGGTTCCCTGAAAATCGGCCGTCTGGTCAACTAAGAAACCCTTTTGCAGCACGGCGATTGCGTCGTGCCCAAACCCATTACGGAGATACAAACATGGGGCCGTTTGACCTGATTACCCTTCTCGGCGTGCTGAAAGTCACCAAGACCCTGCCGTCTTTCTGGCTGCAGTTCTTCCCTGACGAGATGACCTTCAACACCGAATCCATCGCGATGGACGAGATCAGCGAAGACTACCGCCGCATGGCGCCGTTCGTTGCTCCCAACGTCCAGGGCCGTGTGCAAAAGCAACGCGGTTTCCAGACCGTGTCCTACCGCCCGGCTTACGTGAAGCCGAAGGACATCGTCGATCCGAACAACAACTTCTTCAGCCGTACCCCGGGTGAGTCGTTGACCACCGGCACCCTGACCCCGGAACAGCGCTACAAGGCGACCGTGGCCAAGCTGCTGATCGAGCAACGCATCAAGATCGACAATCGCCTCGAGTGGATGGCGGCCAAGGCCATTCAAGACGGTTCGATCACTTGCGACGGCGTGGATTACCCGACGGTAACCATCAACTTCAACCGTGACGCGAGCCTGACCCGCGTTCTGACCGGCACCGCGAAGTGGAACAGCACTGCTGCCAACCCACTGGCGGACATCAAGTCGGCTAACCGTGCTTCCAACGACCTGTGCGGTGCGACCAACCACGAAATGATCTTCGGCACCGACGCCTTCGATTCGTTCGTGGCGTGGATCCTGGCCAACGACCTGAAGCTGATCGACACCAACTATCGCGGCTCGGGCACCAACCTCGCGTTGATCACCAACGGCTTCGACGGTCTGGAATACGCCGGTCGTGTGCAGGGTCTGGCTGGTGGTGCTGGTTTCGACTGCTGGATCTACTCGGCCAAGGTCACGCTGGAAGACGGCACCCAGGAAGCGCTGCTGGCGCCGAACAAGGTGCTGGGTGTGTCCCGCATGGTCAACGGCGTGCAAGCGTTCGGTGCCATCAAGGACAAGAAAGCCGGCCTGGCCGCGCTGCGCTACTTCCCGAAAATGTGGGAAGTGGAAGACCCGAGCGTTGAATACATCATGACCCAGTCGGCGCCGCTGCTGGTTCCTCGTGTGACCAACGCCACCTGGTCGCTGACCGTTCAGTAAGTCTGGTAAGCTGGCCGCCACGGTTGCCAGCTACCAACCCCGCGCTTTCGGGCGCGGTTCCCTTTTCCGTTAGGAGTCTCTGCAATGCCAAAACGTATCGCTCTCGGTGCCATCGGTGTAACCCGCGACGGCAAAACCGTTTACCCGCCAATCGGCACCGCCACTGCTGGCGTACCGTTCGACTTCACCGCCGACGAACTGACCGAGATCACTGCTCTCGAGAAGGCGTCCGGCTCGGTACTCGTGCGCAAGATCATCAACGAAGCCTCGACCGGCGAAGAAGAGCCGACCGGCGAGAAAGCCCTGACCGACATGACCGTCAAAGAGCTGCAGGCTGAAGCCGCCAAGCGCGAAATCGACCTCGGCGCGGCCAAGACCAAAGCCGAAATCCTGGCAGTGATCGAAGCTGCAGGCGAAGAGCTGTAAGATGGCCTTCGACTTCGCCGCCGCGAAGAACCGCACACGCCGGGCTGTCATGGACACGCTCGGCGTTGATGCGTTGTACAAGGACGACTCGATGAGTGCCCCGGTCGCGATCCGCGCTCGGTGGCATTCCAAGATCGACCGCTTCGGCGACATGGGCAACGCTGGCTATGCTGAAGTGATCGAGGGGATCGAGCGTGTGATCCTCGGCATCGAGCAGGCCCGCTCTTTGAACGTGTCGCGGGGTGGTGTTATCACGTTCCCAACGCTGGGCGGCAACTCGGTTACGCTCGAGGCGATGGAACCCAAGGACGGCCCTATCGAGGAGATCTGGTCGGTGACATCAACATGAGCGTGAGCGTAGTCTCGGACCTATTCCCCGAGATCGAGAAATACTTTGACGGGCTGCCCGGTGTTACCACTGAGGCGGCCCGAATTGCTTTAAACGACACCGCACGCGGGCCGGCCCTCGGGTTGGCGCGTATGCAAATGAACAGCGAGATCAACTTCCCGGCCGGCTACCTCAAGGGGCCGCGACTGGGCGTGTCGAAGCTGGCACGCAATGCCGATCTCGAGGCAGTCATCACCGGCCGCGACAGGCCGACGTCGCTCGCCCGCTTCGCCACATCCGGCAGCATCGGCGGGAAAAACGGCGTCACGGTGGAAGTGGGCAAGGGCAAATCGCGACATCTGCGCCGGGCGTTTATGGTGAAGCTCAAAGCAGGCAAAACCATGGACGGTTCCACCTTCAACGTCGGGCTGGCGATCCGGCTGGCCCAGGGCGAGAAGTTGCTCAATCGCCACCTGCCGGCCAACACGAGCAGCAGTTCACTCGGCAACGGCGTGGTGCTGCTCTACGGCCCGTCTGTAGATCAGGTGTTCAAGGCGGTGGCCGCTGACATCGCGCCCGACGTGGCCAACGAGCTGAGCAAAGAGTTCTTCCGACAATTCGACAGGCTTACCCGATGATCCCATTAAAACTTTCCGTACTGCAGCGCCTCACCGCGTTGCTCGAGCAAGCGGCCGGCCCTGACGAATCGGGCCAACCTTACAACCTGCAGGGCCAGGTCTTCCGAGGCCGTGTTGAGTTCGGCGAAGAGACCACCTTGCCGGCCCTGTCCATCCTCGAGGCACCGATGCCCGACCCGGGAATATTCGGCGGCGAGGGCGAGATGCTGAGCGAGAACTGGACGCTGCTGATCCAAGGCTGGGCGAAAGATGACAAGAGCAATCCCAGCGATCCGGCCTACTATTTAGCATCGGCAGTCAGTGCCCAGCTCGGCAGAATCACCGCGACTCGTGATGACGCTTCGGGCCGCCCACTCGACCCCGTGACCCACCTTCTCGGTGGTACAATCATCGGCATCGAGGTTGGCGGTTCTGTCGTTCGCCCGCTCGATGCCAAAACCTCAAGCCGGGCGTTCTTCTATCTTCCGATCAGGATCCGCCTTGCCAACGCTGTCAGCGATCCGTATCTTCCGGCCTGACGCACCTACAAACCGATAAAGAGGCATAACCATGCGCAACCCAGGCGGCAAGAACTACACGCTCGGCAGCGGCAAGCTGTACTTCGCGATGTACAAGGCGGGAACTCAGACCCCGGAAGGTTATCGCTACTTCGGTAACACCCCTGAGTTCACCAACAGCAGCGAACACGAGGAACTCGAACACTTCGATTCCGACAACGGCCAACGCTTCAAGGACGACTCGGTCACGCTGACCAACAGCAGCTCGGGTGCCTTCACCACCGACAACATCAGCCTCGAAAACGTGGCCATGTACTACCTCGGTGACGTGTCCAAGTACACCCAACTGGCCGGCACTGCCGTAACCGAGACCCTCGCGGTCAAGCGCGGTCGTTACTACCAACTGGGCGTCACCGAAGCTAACCCGGCCGGTACTCGCCACATCACCAACGTCAACTTCAAGATCGGCGTTGCGACGGTTGCCATTCCGGACAACATCGAGCTGGATCTCGAGACCGGTCGCTTCTACGTTGAAGACGACGCCCCGGGCATCCTTGCTGCAGGTGTTGATCTGATCGTGACCTACGACCAGGTTGCATACACGCAAGACCGCATCATCAGCAAGAACAACAGCATCGTCGGTGCCCTGTTCTTCGAGTGCACCAGCAAGAAGGGTCTCAAGTTCGACTACACCTGGCCGTATGTCAAAATCTCCCCGGATGGCGACTACAACCTCAAGTCGATGGAAGACTGGTCGGCGATGTCGTTCACCGTCGAGTTCCTGCAGAAGTCCGGACTCGAAACCGTCTACATCACCGACCGCGGTGTTGCTACCGTATAAGGAAATGCACCTATGGCACTCTCGGATTTCGTCCCTGAGTGCCGTCAGGTCAAGGTTGATGGCAAGGATCTGTTTAGCGTCCACGCCATCAACCTTGAAACCCTGGCGGTACTTGTTCAAACCCACTTCCCCGACCTCGAACACGTCTTTGCGATCCTCATGGATGGCGAAGTCGAAGGCGAGACCCTTCCTGCTCAACTGCAGCGCATCTCTCAAGGCATGGCCATGCGTGCCCCGAGCTTGCTGGCCAACATCATCGCGGTCTGCAGCAACGAGCCGATGTCTGAAGCCCTGGTCAACAACGCCCGTCGTCTGCCCTTCCCGGTGCAGGTCGAGGCGATGATGCAGATCGGCACGCTGACCTTCGAGGAGGCTGGCGGCGTAAAAAAAGCAATCGAATCTCTGATCGTGCTGATGGCGACTCTTCGGATGAAGAAAGCCAGGGCGACCGCGGCGGTGGCGCCGGAGATTCCTACGAGTCAACCTTCCACCGTCTCTACGTCGGCCTTCGCCGTGACGTGAGTTTGCTGTTAGCTGAGGGGCACCCTAACGCTCGACGCTATCCTATCGGTATGATGTGGTCAGAAGCCCGGCTCTGCCGCCAACGGATTAACCACCGGTTGGTACAAGAGGTCATGCTTATTCAGTCGGCGGTGTCTACCGTTATGGGTGGTAAGCCAGCGGCGAAGAACTTCAACGAATTGACCGATAGGATCGCCACCAGTGACTGACCAGACCCGTGATGTCGAACTTGTAATCAGGGCCAAGAACCTCACCAAAAAAACTCTGACGGATGTCCGCAAGGAGATCGAAGAGGTCAACGCTGCACTGGACGACCAGGTCGAAGCCAGTAAGCGTGGTGAGGGTTCTCTCAAGGATCTGAGCAAAGGCTATGGGAAGCTCGAGGACGCGATGAAGGCGTTGCTCGGGCAGCAGGCCGTAATCAAGAACTTCGAGGCCCAGGCAGCTCGACTCAAGGATCTGCAGGATGCGCTCGGCGCGGCATCGACCCGCCTGAAAGACCATCAAGCCGCCATGGAAGGCAGCGAGAAGGTCACCAAACGGCAAACCGCTCAGCTCGCGACCTACCAGAAGGCGGTCGAGAAAGCTGAGGCTGCCGTCGGCAACCAGGCCACCCGCCTCGCCGCTACCCGCAAAGAAGGTGAAGCTCTCGGCCTCGCGATGAACGACCTGGTCGGATCGCAGGATCGCTTGCTCGCCACCGGCCGCCAGCTCGCCATCGTCACCGAGAAGCAAAGCGCGGCCTACGACAACTTCGCAGCGAACATCCGTGACGCCAATCGTGCGCAGAAGGAAATGGCCGACGCTGCCGCCTTCCAGAAAGCCGCCGACGAGGCCGCACGGCTCAACAAGGCCGCGCAGTACGTTCAATTCTGGACCCAACAACTGGATCAGCTCGACGCCGCCCAGCGCCGGGCCGACGCCTCGAGCAACCTCAACGCCATGGCCGACAACGCACTGGCGGCGGCTCGCGGCTTCACCACCCTGGCCAACTCGACAAAGGCGTTCGTCAAGAACAACCAGGACGTCACCCGGTCACTGCGCGACATCCTCGATCCGTCCCAGCAGGCCGTGGCCAACCTGAGCGGCGTTGAGGACCAGATCAACCAGGTCAACTCGGCAGCACTGGCCGCCAACGGCCCGATGACATCCTACCGCCAGCAGGTCAAGCTGCTCGCCGACGCCAACAAAGCGTTGTCCGGCACCGCCAGCGGCATCGACACGTTCCGTCAGCAGGTCACCGCGTTGCGTGCGGCCCGCGAGGAGTTCGTGCGCAACCGTACAGCGCTGCGCGATTACGCCGCCAGCGTGCGTTCGGCCGATCAGCCTACCGCTGAGATGGCTGCCGAGCTGAAACGCCTAGAATCGGCGCTGGCGGCCTCAGCCACGGCCTACCAAACCCAGGCCGCTGCCGCCCGCACGACCCAGGCCACATTGCGCGCTGCCGGTGTCGCCACGAACGACCTTGCCGGTGCCCAGGCTCGACTGGTCACGTCGGCCCGCCAAAGCGTCACCGCACTGCAGAACCTCGACACCGCGGCGAAGCGGTTCGGCACGTCGGCCGCTGGCGCGAGCGAAGGGCTCAACCTGTTCGAGTCCAACGGGCGAACCGCGCTGTCGTTCATGCAACGCCTACGCGGTGAGGTGCTGGCACTGGCTGCCGGTTACGCGGGCCTGCAGGGCGCCGTCGGCC